TGTTACCAGAGACCAGCACAAGTTCCTTTCGTTTGCGGCAGATCAAATTCGCAAGGCTCAAATTGAGTGGGGTATCCCTCACTCTTTCATCAGTGCGATTGCCAAGAATGAAAAGTATCGCATGGATGATGAGGCAAATGCGTTCCAAGAAGGTTTTGAAAAAATTCATTCTGACGCAAGGCGAGCAATCGTTTCATACATTGATGAATTGACTGACGCTATGACCAAGATCAGGCGGCAACAAAGAGTGCGGGAGCATTATCACCCAGTGGCAGACCATGGCAAAAAGGGGGCATCAATTGCCAGTCGGGTTCTTGACATGACGTTCCAACGCTCGTCCTTTGATGTCAGCATTAGAAAAAAGCCTGAGTTCGACTTGGGTTTTGAGAATGACGGTAAAGAATATTGGAAAAAGATATATGTAACTTTATCCTGCGCTTGGAACAAAACAGTCATGGAGCGGGGCATCCCGATCATCAAATCATCAAGCGGATTGCGGTTCGTATATTCTGCCAAGATCAAGCAGTTTGATCACATCAATGATGAGATGACCACGGTGTTCAATGTCAAAACATTTGGTGTCAAAAACAAAGAGGCATTTGAAGATGATGGCTGGCTAATGGTCTACGGTCAGGCATCCAAGGAAAAGCCTGTCTTTGATTTTGTAAGTGGAGACCCATCTCACGCAACGAACAACGTCCACGCCTTTCACCGGACGCTAGGTGACTGCAAGGCCTTGTTTGATCGCAGGGTCAAGGCTCATGTCCTTAAAGAATTGGAGGGCATCTGATGGGTGAGAAATTTACGAAAGCTGGCAACATCGAAGGTCATGAGCAATTCGTTGATGAGTTTGAGAAAACCGATTTCGTATCTGAATTGCCTGAGCAGTATGTCATTACTGACGATAGCTACTATGCAAACTACAAAACTCATAAGAAGCTAGGCTCTAACATCAACAAGAACGTCAATGAGGAATATATCCCAGTCGTGGGTGGCCTCATTGATGCTATCAAAATTGGTCGTGATGAGCCTGATGTTTTCTACAAAATGCTAGCAAAGAAGACAGATCAAAATGCCAGCGCATTGTATGGGAATACGCACGACATAAGCTGCAAGATGCTTTTTGTCAGAACAGATCACAAGCAATTGTATAAACGTGTTTTCAAGCTAAAGCTGAAGGTTCAGCCTGAGTATTATGACCTTATGCATAAAATTAAAAAAGATAAGCCACAAGTAGATGCGAACACTAGGCTTGTCCTTATGACAACCCGATCAAGCATTGATCACTTCTATAAGCTGGACAGGATCAGGCAAAAGGTTGAGAGGGCTTCTAAACGAAAGTATGACCGTCACAAGCTTATTAAGAGGGCAACACCGCGATGGGCTGATCATAGGTCTATCAAAGAAATCTATTCAGAGATGAAGAGGTTTAATGCGTACTGTCGCCAAGTGCGATGCTTGCATCATCGTGATGGCAGGGGCGTGTGGCATGTGGATCACAAGTTCCCATTAGTCTATCGGGGCAAGGATGGGTCGGAAGGCTCCGGCCTACACATACATCAAAACCTAGAGATAATCTTGGCGAAAGATAATCTGAAAAAATCTAATAGGAGTGTGGATTAATGAAGCTAGCATTTATCATACTGCCGCTCATATCGGGCGGCAGACAGATGGTGGATATCCACCGCAACGTGGTGGAAGCCCTAACAAAACTATTTGGTGGTGCAACCATGTATGACGTTAGAGGATTTTGGGAAGAGGATAATCAAGTTATCCCATGCGTTAAAATAGAATGCGCTATACCTAACAACGAAACATCAAACATTGCCTTTATGCACATAGCATATATGGCCTTAAAAAAGATGAAGGTAAAATCTGTGATGGTTCAGAAGTCTTGTGGTGAAATTGTTTTTATTGAGGGAGATATAGATGAGTAAAGTATTTGTCAGGAAACCAATCATAAACTGTATTGGTCAAACCCAAGAACAAATTGATAATGCAAATCACGTTATCACTATTTTGTGGGGAACATGTCAGGACAAAACAGAAACATATGCTTTTGATACAGAAGAAGATAAAGAAATGTTTTTGTTGGGTGTTGATGCCGCTTGTGGGTATTTAGATTATGAAATCGAAGGGGAATAAAATGACTGTAATTAATCTTAGAGTAACACCAGCCGAAATGAATGCCATTGAGGTTGGTCTGGATACAATCATTGAACAGCTTATGCATCCTTATCACAAGGACAATAGGCAAAAGCTAATCATGGCTCTTGAGGCTCAGGAAGCTGTTGAGTGCGCTTTGGAAGATAGGGAGTAAAAGTTATGGGTAACTTATTTAGATGGGCATCAGTTACAATGCTTGGATTGTTTGTGGCTCTTGCTGGTATTGGGCATGTAGAAAACCCATCGAATAATCTTTTGACTGGAGTTGTTGTGCTTTATTCTGGCATATTTATATTTATTGTTGGAACCTTGCAAATGATGAAGGGAAAAAGAGTTGATGCCGAAAACAGGTAGCCCTGAGGATCGCGGCTCTGCTGACGCTTACTACGGCAGACCGCTCATCCCTCACTTTCACATGACCGCACCTAACGGCGCTCCAGTGCGCGTTGGCAGGTATGGAATGACTGACGATATGGTTCAAGATTATATATCCGCCTACAAAGCGGAAGAAGACAGAAAGGATTATGGTTAAATGAACATTGATCAAGCAAAGACAAGCTATGTCGATGAGTGCAACAAGGTGGGTAAACTGCCTCGTCCTGTCTCATACATGACCTTTGACAAATACAGTGAGCAGTACACCATCGGGAACAGATCGGACGGTGATATTGCAGACCTGCAACCCAATGGATTTGTAATTAGAATGCATTGGAGCGTGAACAAGTGACAGGGAGTTGAACGGTAGCCGTGGAACTGCCGCAAGCATAGAGAGCCTGTCACTTCTCCCTACTCTGTGTGCATTCCACTACAAACAAAAAGGGGGCGGCTCAAAAGAACCGCCCCTAGGTCTTGGGAGGAAATCACATATGAAACGTGATAAATAAAAGTTACAGGTAACTTTCTCTCAGGTCAACTACTATCATCTGTACCAATCGGCCTCAAGCATTCCGCTGTAGCCGCCGCATATCCTGCCTTATCAACCAGACTATCCCAATGCTCAGGCGTAGCGCAAAGCCTCGCCGTCTTAACAGCATCAAGGCACAGCCCTACTTGCATGGGCGTGACCTCTGTGTCGAGTATTACACTCCACAGTCTGGCAATCCTCGTAAAATTATCCATTGGCGTACCGTAATGATCGCCCCTAGCGTCTATCGTGGTCGCGGCCTCTTCTAACAGTTGCTTTCCCAATCTAATCAAAACGGTGTCTCCCCATACTTTTTCTCGTCATATTTAGGTTCCGGCATATCCCCAAATGGATCGTCCAGTTCATGCGTGTATGTTGATGTAATGGGGTTGAAGTATAAGCTTGCCTGACCCTGCTTGCCCACCCATGAAAAACGACACTTCCAGATGTGAACCTGACTTTCGGTTTTGTTCGGGTCTGGTCGGTGTACTGTTAGCCCCACATCGGCCTTTGCGAACCATGCGGCAGAGCCTGAGATATCATAGCCCTTTGGTGGCGGTATCTTGCCGTTCTGATCGCGCATCATTTTTGTTGGGTGCGCCACGAACCAGAGATGTATCCCATGCGACTGAGCGAAGACCCTCAGCTTTGTAAGCATATCTGAAATCCAATCTGTCTCTGATATTTCACGGCTCTTGGCTATGTAGTTGTATGGGTCAATGATCGCACCCTTGATGCCGTTTCGCATCACCGCAACCTTTAGCCTTTCAATAATTCCCTCAACTGTAGCCATCGAACCATCAGCCTGATAGACAAAAGAGAAGTGAGATTGAATAAACGCTTTACCCCGTTCCAATTCAGATTTAGTCATTCGCGGTGTCATGCCATCGAAGAAAGGCTTTTCAAGATACTTACTGATCAGCTTGGCTATGTGTATTCGTGGTTCGTTCTCAAATGAACAAATACCAAACTTCCAATCTTCCCGCGAAGCAAGATTAACCATGATCTGGTCAATAAACTCAGACTTGCCCGATGAAGGATGACCTGTCACCACAGTCAGTTGCCCCTCAACGATGCTGTAAAGATCATCGACATTCGGGTAACCAGTCTTTGCCCCAGAACCCATGCCGTTGTCATAGATGTCATCAAGCTGTTTGTAAAAGTGAGCGGCATCATACAGTCCAGCAACAGGCCAAGGCTTACAGAATGCAGTGATGTCATCCAGCTTCTTCTTGCCATGCTTAACCAGAACGTCATTCGCGTCTTTGCAGTCCTCTGGAAACTCAACCTTCCAGCACCTGTCCTTGCCTATGCGTCTGGCAATCTCTTCTGCCATAGCCTGACCAGCGGTGTCGCAGTCTGTGGCAATTATAATTTTCGCAGCTAGGTCTATTTTCTTTTTGGCATCCCACAAGAACTTAAATTTATTGTCTTCTTCTGGGTCAACATCTGTGTCCACCACCTTCATTACCGCGCCATTTGGAACGGAAACAACGCTTTCGTATCCAGCTTCAATGAATGAAAGCGCATCCATTTCCCCCTCACAAATAATCAGGTCATCATTTGTTGCCACACTGTCGATATTGAAAAATGATTGTGGGCTTCCATTGCAGGAAAATCCCTTGTCCGACAAACTTCTGATCTTGGCAGCGTATTGTTGGCCTTTGTTTGTATAGGGAAATACAACGCACTCTGTCTCTGCATTGACTGCTCGTATAAAAGTTTTAGATGTTTTGAGTCTTACCTTGTCTGCGGTTTCTTTTGAAATGCCACGATCTCGTAACCAAGCGATTGCGTTGTCCGATAGTTCTGAGTAGTCGTGCTTTACCGCAAGTTGCATTGGCTTTTTCCTTAGCTTTATTTGTTGGGTTTCAATTTGGACTTTGCCAGTCTCCTCGCAGTGGTGGCAATGATACAAAACGTGACTGTCGTCAACATTTATGGAAAGGTCTTTCATGCCCTTTTTTCTCCTGATACTGGAGCAAAATGGACACTGAACTCTGTGTTGCCCAACGCCTAACTTGTGCGCTGTGCCGATAAGGGAATTTTCGATTTTCATACGTTCCTCCAAGAACTGATACAACGATATGCCCAGAGGTAACCCATGTCAATAGCAAGATTCAAACTGAATTTTTATGGAGATGTTATGTATAATATATAATATATTATAATATATATGATTATAATATATTAGTTATATATAACTTATTCTTTTTCCAATAAATGTTTTATCAGCCTACCTTTCATCTTGGCTAATGCTGGTTTCATTGACAGGATTTCCTCAAAATTTCTTTTCATTTGCTCAAACTCGACAGAGGCAAAATCACACACTGTTACGAAGTCTTGTGTGTGAACCCATTCCGAGACGATGTTCTTTTGTTTTATATCTTCAAGATAGGCATCTGAGATAGCTTGGGATATCACCTGTCTCCAAAGGCGACACTCTGATGACTGTTCGGGGGCAGTCTCTGTCAAGCGCCCAATAAATGTTTTTCTGTTTGACCTGTCTATCATTTTCGTAAATGTATCCCTGCATACAATCTAAAATTAAACTTTCATCTAGGTCTGGCCTTCTTGACGCATAATAAATTAACATCTCAACACATACATCGGATTTGAATAATTCGTCAAGTTTTCCACATTGTTCACAAAAAGTCTTCACATAATTTCTTGCCTTGTCTGACTTTATAGACACTGGCTTTCCGCGCATCGTGACAATCTTTCTGCTGTTGGCTTTACTGGCTGGCTCTCCAAGTATTTGAAATGTATGAACTTTCCTAGGCATAAAATAAATCCAATCAATTGTTGACACATCTGTTTGTATATGGCATATAGGAACAGATAGTTGGGAGGCTTCATATGAATATTACAAACAATCACAATTTACCGCAATCATTTGTTAACTTTGCTCGTAATGATAAATACAGCAAGGGTCTATCTGATATTTCGGTAACCACCCTTATAGACAGCCCTCGCGTTAGATTACTCAGGGAAGCGAAGTCATCTGAGATGACATCAGATGCGGCAGATATGATCTGGCCTCTATTCGGCACGGCTGTCCATCACATTCTTGAAAGCGCATCAGAGGACGAAGGGGTAATCCTTGAGGAACGCCTTTACGCCACAGTCAATGACTGGATATTGTCAGGTGCTGTTGACCATCAGAAGGTCGAAGGAAACTCTATCAGCATCACCGACTACAAAGTGACAAGCGTTTGGTCTGTTATCCACGGCAAGATTGAGTGGGAACAACAACTAAACTGCTACGCTTTTCTTTCTCAAAAGAATAAAGGTATGAAGGTTAAGTCTCTTCAGATTTGTGCCATCCTCAGGGATTGGAACAGGCGTGAAGCTGAGCGCAGAGAAGACTACCCCCAAGCACCAGTCATCCTTGTTGACATCCCTCTGTGGCCTGACACAAAGAGGATTGACTACATCAAGGAGAGAGTGGCGATGCATCAGGACGCTCAAATCAATTATGATCTAGCGCAAGCCTTTCCACCATGCAGTGATGAAGAGAGATGGAAGCGTGGCGAAGCGTGGGCTGTAAAGAAAAAGGGTAACAAAAGAGCGCAAAGAGTTTTCGACAACGAAGTCTCAGCGGGAGAGTTTATGAAGGATAAAGAGAATTTGGAGGTAGAACACCGCGAAGGTGAATATGTCCGATGTAAGGGCGACTACTGCGGTGTCGCTAATTTTTGCTCACAGTTCAAAGGAGATATAGTATGAGCAGTGTATGGGAGACCTTATCCAAGGTTGATGTTTCGGATCATACCGAAGAAAAGAATGGCCTAACTTATTTGAGTTGGGCGTGGGCTTGGGGTGAGGTAAAGAATAATTTTCCTCAAGCCAAATATGTAAAGCATATCTGGACTACGGAAACCTATCTCGATAATCCTGATCGTCCTGATCGGGGATTGCCGTATACCAAGGATGAGCATGGCTATGCCTATGTGGCTGTCACTGTGCGTATTGGTGAAGAAGAACAGACGGAAATAATGCCTGTTCTGGACTACAAAAACAAAGCCGTTCAAAACCCAGACAGTTTTCAAGTTAATACTGCCTTGCAGAGATGCTTGGCGAAGTGCTGTGCAATGCATGGTCTGGGTCACTACATCTACGCTGGAGAGGACTTGCCTCAAGGTGTTGAGCAGAAGGTCACTGTAACGGCCTCAGATGGCTCCACAAAGGATGTAGAGGGTCTAAAGGTAGTTGCAGAGGTCTTTAACGCTTTCATCCCTGAGTGTGCTGATTTAGACACTTTGAGAAAGTTCTGGGGTCAGAACAAGGATGCATTGGAAATACTAAAGAAGGGCGATAAAGATTTATATCAAAAAGTTCTAGGTAACTTTACCGCCCACAGTGAAACTCTAAAGCCAAAAGGAGAAGCGGCATGAGTGAATACCCACCATCAGGAGTCTTGTTCTCTAACAAGAAGAAGACCAAAGAAACATCGCCTGACTACACAGGCAAACTTGAACTCTCTGATGAGGTTATTAGTGACCTCATGGATCAGCAGAGCCGTGGTGTAGAAAAACCAGTTCTGTCCTTAGCGGGGTGGAAGAAGGTTGCCAACAAGACTGGCGAGACATTCCTGTCTCTCAGGGGCAATAAATATGAAGAGAGGGGTCAGGCTCAAAATGCCCCCGCCCCCAAGCCAATGAATGATGAGGTGCCATTCTAATGAGTATGATAAAAAAAATCTTTAACTTCCTGTCAGGAAATCCTTGTTACAAGAAGCCCAATAAACCCATCAAGGCTGTGGAGCATTATGCTGTTTATCAGTACACAGATCCTGCAACCATGACTTATCAAATCAAATATGGGTGGCATAAGCGTACAGCCCGATTGATGAAGGTTGGTGACTACGCTCTTCTACCGGAACCTCAATCTGCTGGCTTGTATCAAGGTATCGTTGCCCTTCACGGTGAAAAGTCTGCGAAGACCAAAGCCATGAAAGATAATTTCAGAAAGGTGACAAGGGTCAAGTGAAGAAGAGTTCTAGGGTTCGATCCCAGAAGTATCTAAAGACCTTGCGAGGTTCGCCTTGCTTGGTTTGCGGATACGGTGCAGAGGCACACCATATTATGTTCGCAGAGCCTAACGCTATGGGCATGAAAGTTGGAGACAATTGGTGTGTTCCTCTGTGCCACTCCTGTCACATGAAGCTACATCACTTTGGTGATGAAAGGACTTGGTGGGATTTACAGGGTGTTGATCCCAAAGAATGGGCTAGATTAAATTGGGAGAAGTTTAATGGATGAGAGCCTTTGTGTTGCTTATGATCTGAAGCATCAAATAGAAAACCTACCAGATGAATTTAGGAAGAACACGCGAGTTGATAAAGTGGAGACTGAACACGATATGCTTTCAAAAATATCGATAGTTATCCACGCTCTTGAAAGCGAACTACAAGATATAAAGTGAGGAGATAAGCATGACAAATGCTGCGGATATGACTATCGAAGAGTTTTCTCAAAGTCTGAGCGAATTAAACGATAGGGTAATTAATTTCAAACTATATGAAGAGTTTGCAAAAGACAAAAGAAAGAACCCTAGAAGCACTAGGCTTTACACCAACGCAAAGCGTGGTAATTTTCATGGGAAAAGCAAATGGATAAGCTTGGTCTCTCATAACTCACGGCACAACTCTATGTACTCTTCAAAAGAGTCAGTCGTTAGGCAAGCTATAAG